TTTATAGGCTTCCAATACTTCGTCCACGCCATAGAGATTCTGTAAAGCTGCATAATGCACTACCAACCTAGGCTCTTGTTGAGAATAGTCAAATACACCCCATGTATGGCCCTCCTCGGGTATAAATAATGACCTAATCCGTGGTCCAAGTTCCTTGTTTCGCGCTGGTATTTGCTGTAAATTTGGATTTGAGTAACTAAATCTTCCAGTTACTGTTCCTCCATTGTCTCCTCTTAATTGATTAATTTCTGCATGTATTCTACCCTTGTAAGAATGTTTCAATATGGTATCAATAAATGTGGTATGGGCCTTGTTAATTTCTCTGGCTCGGGCTATTCGTTTCACCAGTGGGTGGGGGTGATTCTGTAAAAAGTTTTTAGTAAATGATGGAGAATTTGTTTTTTCGGTTGAGTCATATGGTAGGTTTAGTTTTTGAAAAACTTGAGCGATACTGCGTGCTGCCCATATTTGGGTATCTACTCCAGTTTCTTTTTTTACTATTTGTAAGCATTCTTTTTCTTCTTCAAGTAGTTCTCCTTTTAATTTGTGAGCTGATTCTATATCTACACGCACTCCTAAAAAACGCATATCGACTAAGCAAGGAAAGAGTTCTGTCTCTAACTGAAAAATAGATTTTATATCTTGGTGTATAATTTCTTTCTTTAACTCTTGCCAAAGCTCTAAAGTTATCTCAGCATCTTTTTCTGCATATTCGCCAACATAAATGGCAGGTAGTTTATACATTTCTGCCTTGGGGTCAACCCCCCAACTCTTTGCTGCTTCATATAAATTTGTTTCACTTTTTGTCTTTCCAGTGTATCTTTTACCACAGCTATTTAAGTCATAACGCATTTGATTTTCATCAACTAGGGCCGATGCAATCATCGTGTCAACAATTTTACCGTTAATACTTAAACCTAGCGATCTGATCCAACAAACGTCGTACATGGCGTTGTGAAATATTTTTGTGGCTGGTGTAGATAATACACCTTGAAACCATTTTAAAACTTTCTTACGATCCATATTACCGCCACCTTCGTGAGCAATTGGATAATAACCAGACCAACCTGGTACAGCCAATGATATTCCTACTACGTCGCCATTCTTAACTACAGAACCAGAACCCATTCGAGTATTTAGATTAGGGTCTTTAGTTTCTAAATCAATTGCGATTTCATCATATTTAGTAAGATCTGGAAAGTTTTCTGGTGGCAACCACTCTGTTTGTGGTGAAAATAAAGGTTTTTGTATCATTTAGTTATTCCCCATGAGTTTGATTTTTGTTTTGTTTCTTCTTTTGGTTTATCGGGATAGTCACGATCGATTGCCATTTGACAATAATGAATTGCTTTCTCCAAATCTTGTTTTTGTCCTTTCTGCTTGTGTCGGCATAAATATTTTATAGCGTTTCCTTCAGCAAAGGGCAAGTTATTTTTATTTATAAATTCTGATGGCTGAATAACCATAGACTGATAGTGAGATCCTCCGATTTGTTTTTTATAAACATCACTCATAGTATGAATCCTTTGTTATATTGTTTTGGTTCTATAATATGTAAATTTTCTTTTGTTCTAGTTGCACCCACATAAAATAATCTGTTTTCATCATCTGCATTTTTTTCATAAGTTTCCATAGTTGTTTTAGTAAGATCAGTTAAAAGAACTACGTTTTGTGATTCACCACCTTTAGCTGCATGTATAGTTGATAATTCTATTCTTGGTTTTTTATTTAATTGTTCACCATTAGCTCTCATCTTTCTTAAATATTCTACTCTTCTTGTTCCTGCATCATTTAATGATTCATACCAAACTTTTTTAGTTTTCAATCCATAATCTTTTGTAAGTTGATCTATTCCAAAAAAAGAACCTTTAGTCATACCCTTTATTTTTTCTTTTTGCCAATGATCTGGTCCCATGTATTTAGAAATTTTTTCAATTTGTTTAAAAGATAATAGTTGTCCTTGTCTTAAATGCTCCCAATCTGTAGCTGCCTCTTGTAAATCTTTCTCATAATTTCTTTTATTTTTAGTCTCGTAGTATAAACCTTTACGATATAAAGTATCTTCTACTTCTTTTAACATATGTTTAGTTCTAGCTAAAACTAACCATTCGCCTTTTGACATATCAACTGAATCAACATCAAAATGTCTATGCAAACTTCCTTCATTAGTTTTAGGTTGCCAAGTTTTATCTATTCTATTTCTAATTCTATTTATAATACCCATAGCAAGTTTATGAACTTTCATGGGTATTCTATGTGATTGTATTAATGGAAGGTTAATCATTTGATCTTTAAGTGCTATAAAAGAATCTACGTCAGCACCAGCCCATTTAAATATTGCCTGGTCATCATCACCTGCAATAAAAGTATCTTCTGTTTTATTCCAAATAGTTTTTGTCATATCCCATTGCATAAGAGATAAGTCTTGTGCTTCATCAATAAATACAACATCAAAGTTTGGAGATTTATCTGATTTTATAAAATCTAAAATCATATCGTTAAAATCAATTAAGTTATATTCTTTTTTATATCTTTTTAATTCGTTATAAATAATATGTAATTTGTCTAATTCTAAATCTTGAGTATGTTCTCGTTTATTATATTGTTGTTCAGGTGTAATATTTCTTAATTGTGCTAATTGTATAATTTGTAGGTATTCACTATCAGAAGTAAATATACCATGATCTTCTTGGTGTTCTGCATAAGATACTGGAAAGCCTAGTTTTTTTCCAAGATCTTTATAATGTCTTGGTTGCATAACTTGATCTTTTTTTAATCCTAATTTTCTAAATGCTAATGAATGTAATGTTCTAAAGTAAGGTAAATCATCTTCGGTTAAATTAAATTTTTTAACAGCCCTATCTCTAGCCTCATATGCAGCTTTTTGAGTAAAAGCAAAATAACCTATTTTATCTGGATCAGTTTCTTTTAAATAACTATCTACTTTATTTAATAGTGTAGTTGTCTTACCTGTGCCTGGTGGTCCTAATACTATTGTTTTCAAAATATATCTTTCGGCTTAAGTTCTTTTTGATTGTAATCATCTTTTTTCTTATCAAATTGTTTTACTGTAAAAACAGAAGTTCTTTCTTTTCCTACTCTTTTTTTATCATCACAATTACAATGATCTTTTAACATTTGTGCTGTACGTTGATAATTTATTTCCCATCTTTGTCTCACTAAAAATTTACTATAAAACATACTAAAAACAAAATGATGATATCCACCACTAGTCCATACTCCACCCTTCTTAAGATCATTTACATCAGAACCTATATGTCTATTCAAACAAAACTCTTCTAAATGATTTTTTAACTGATCCGCAGTTGTTACGCCTTCAGGTGGTTCTACAGGTTCGTGATTCTTCATTAGTGGATTTATAATCATATCCCAGTCTTTAGGTTTAACTGTAGGTGGTTTAAAATCTAATTGTTCCATACATGCTTCCTGAAATAAACTCTGTTGTTTTAAATATTTAACATTCTCTAAATGTAGTCTTTCTCCATCTACATTAAGATAGTAATATGGTTTTTCTAATTTTATTTTTTGTAAATCTGCTAATAACGGAAATACTAATTCTTCGCCTATTCCATATTTTCTAGTTTTACATAATTTCTTATCACACAGATTACACATAGGTGTATCATTACATTTATATCCCCATTCTTTTTTATCATGTTGTCGTTTAATAATGTCAATTTCTGATTCACTTAGTGGACTTGTTGATGCTGCGATATTAAACATGGTAATTCTACTTTTCCACTCTGCTGGCCATTTCTTTTTGGCATATACACCATAATGAAACATTGCATTGTTACGTCCACCCTCTGGTATTTTATTTATTGACATAAGTTCTATGCACGGAGGCCCATCAGAAAATTCTGATTGAGGCCTCTGCACTTTTACGAGACCAACATCTAATTGTTTTACGTTATTAATGATCTCATAAAATTCTTCTAAACTTGCTGCATTACCATCTTCTTTAAATGCATATCTTGTTGTGTTATCGCCATTAAAGTATGGTAAATTTAAAAAATTTCCTGTGTCG